CCTTGGGCGCGTTGCAGCGAGAGCTGAGCGCGCCAGCTTGAAAGCAGCCCGCCAGGTGGAGCGGGATGCCAAGCTAGCGCAGAAGGCGGCTCGCCAGGCGGAGCGTAACGCCATGACCACACCCTGCCAGCATCACACTGAGGCTCACGAGCATCAGTGTGACACTTACCCTTGCCCCCACCTACAATTTGAGAATGGAGGCATGCCCCATGAGAAGAACGAGGGAGTTGCTGACTGTGAGATCGGCCAAGGGCCCTGCTTCTATGGTGTGACTGCCCGTAACCGCAAACTGGAGAAGCAAAATGAGTTGGAGCAACGAATTTTTAATTCAGTCATTTTGCAGTTGCAGCAAGGACAATTGTCCATCATGCCTTCTGCCCCTCAGCCTCAGCCCCAGCAAGAACAACTTCCCACCATCGTTGACTCAGGGATTAATGACATTGCACTTGAGGCATTGGACGCACTGTCCAACATCGTCGCTGGGCTCTCACACAACGCTGAAAATATGGAGTCTAGGATTGAGGTGTTGGAAGACATGGCTCACGAGCCCATGTCTGGTGAGTCTGACGATCGTCTGACTGCCATTGACAGCGAAATTGGTAAGTTACACGACTCAGAGAATGCTAATATACCCATGTTGCGTTCGAGCGTCCAATCATTAGACGCAATCACCTCCCTGCACGAAAGGCGGCTAGAGGTGTTGAAAGATGGCACTAACGATGCTCTTGACAGCACCTCCGCACGTCTTGACGCTATTGAGAACGACTCCATTCGAAATACTGCCACTTTCACTATCGTGCATAGGGACATTGCCAAGCTCGAGATCAATTCTACACGCCTTGGTGAGCAGTTATCTCAGATATCAGCTCAGTCATCATCGAGCAACTTCTTGAATGATCAAAGGTTCCTCCGTGTGATGCGTGGTCTCAATGACACTGCGCGCATTACCATGTTCTTACATGGCCGTCTGATCAACCCAAGCGATGCCCAAACAGCGACAAGTTACATCAACCACTTCAGGACACTGGCTGACGCAAACTACTCACCCTCGAACAGTGATGTGCTGAACCGCGAGACTGATCTTTTCGGATTGTATGGTGCTGTTGGTGCGCGTGTTCGTAACTGGAACATTACTGCTGGCCCTCCCTCTACTCCATTTCCAGCCGGTGGATCACTCATCGGAACCTCACCGGCTCATGCTGCCCTACCTGGGACGGCCACTTCATGGAAGACACGTGTGCCTGATGCCCTGCCATCAGGTTGGGGCGTTGTGTGGGTCAACAACAAAGATGACCTGTGCACAGTGCACGCATATAACGCAGGAGTACCGACAGTTGAGGCTGTTGACCTTGCCTCCTTGCCTCATCCTCCACAGGGCGGATTTGCCCCCCAAGACTTCCTGTCAGAGACACAGCTTGCCGACCTCAATGTCTGGCAAAACGATCACTGGCTCAACCCTTCCAACCCTGAGCCAAAGTACGCTCTCATGCACACTAGCTTTGAAAACGGGACAGCCCATTACGACGCTCTCATGCCCATATTCGAGGGACATCCTGCATACTTCCCTCAGGGTCGCGGTTTGTCAAAAGACACCCTCGTGTCTCTATTCACCGGGACTGAGGGCTCTACAAAGACATTCTATCCGAATGGTCTAGGCGAGGGACCAACACATGTCATGATTGGGACTGGCCTGCCAATCGATGGTGACAACACATCACAGGGGCACATATCGATCGTTGGCTACGATCAGGCGTATAACCACTTGGTTGTCAACCCAGCTATTGTGCGTGAAGCTGTTGGTGGTTCTCAGGTTGACATCATGTCAATTTTCAATGCACGTGACTTCAATGATGAGACTACCGAGATGACGCACACGGTTAAATCTGAGTTACTCGAGGTGCTTGCACGTATCAATGTCGATGGAACTCAGTTGCCTGTTAAAGCTAATTTGTCCTACTCAGCTGCCGGCACGTACAACCGTGTGCTCTATGGTTCTAATGTTTCCTCTGCCAATATTGTCGTTGACCCACGCTCTATGCGTGATTCAATACTCTCAATCCTGCCGCAGGCCAGTGACAAGATGTCTAAGGAAGCGGCTTCCAAATTCTCCAACATACTGTGCTCAATGAACCCTACGGGCAGTGAGTCCTTGGAGCCGCTCTTGGAGCGCCTCTGGCGCATGTATTTCTCACTCTCCCTGGGTGCCCAGTCAGTACCAGACGCAGACATTATGGGTAACCCTGCTTTTATGGAAAACAGGAACCGTCGCAACAACAATGCTGAATGGGTGCATGACAATACAGCATTCTCCTTCGGCACTAATCCTTTGCGACCATTCACGTATCCTTATTTCGGCAGCACGCATGATATCCTGTCCAGCTTCATGGGTGGCAACATTAATAACATGCCCCCACAGGGTCGTAATCCCATCACTGGTGCAAGCGGACTGTTCCCTGACTCAGTTGACCACTACTTTGTTCTCATGTCTGCACTCACGCTCATTGATGGTGATTTCCCATACCTGTTCCTTCCTTATAATAAGGTTAACCACAGATATGATGGAGTACGCACAAATACTCGAAGCCTCTGGACCATCTTTAATCTTGTCACTGAGCCCAATTGTGGTATCGCACCAACAACCCATCTGACTGGTGCTAACCGGTTCACTGATGGGTGGGGTGGTGTGGTGCAACACGATGCATTTGTGCATGGCCTACAACGGGTGAGTAAAATCCTGTTTATGAGCCCGCAGATGCACCCGATCTCACTGCAGAACACGCAATTCACTCAGGCTGAGGCAACACCTGAGGCTGTCATTGACGCCATCTCCTTCCTAGTTCACAACTATGAACTAGGATCACAGGCTACCTCTGCCCTCAGCACCGTCATTCGTGAGTGCTTTAGAACACCACACATTGCTGCAACCGAGCTAGCATTTGATATGCCAATCCGCTTCAACTCCAGCAGGTTCCATGATATATCAATGCGCAACGCATTCGTGCGTAGAATTGGTATCATGCGTCTCATGACGACACCGGCTAATTGGGGTCCCGCTGCTGCAGATGAACGCACTACCCGTCTCATCACCCGAATGCGAGCTGACTATGCTGGTGTTGATGCTCGTGACAGCACTGCCCAGCTCACCGTCAATGAGCAGGATGCAATTGTGCGTGTCCTTGGTCTTGAGCATGTGCATGGTAACTACGACATGGCACAGTATCGCGCTGCTTTGCACGATACGGCATTGTTTGAGGCCGACATCATGTGGTATGAAGCCACTAGTTGTGTCCCTTGGTTCATCAATACTGATGATCCAGCATCACCAATCGCTCTCAATGATGATGCGATCGATCACTGGATCTCATCCATGCCCACTGCTCGCATGGTTTCTGCAATCGAGTGGATGCATGATGAGGGCAACGCTCGGATTGTTGGCAATGTTAACAACGTCTTTGGTAACCGCTGGCGTGGTGGTCTGGCCAATAATGCTAATACACTGACACGACTCACCATGGTGCTGCCTAATGTCGATGCTTATGCTAACTGGAGTGAGCAAGCTGATGCTATACGCGGAGGCTTCTACCGCAACCGTGACCTCGACTTACCACTCACCAACCTGTACAACACGCGGCGTGTGACGTTCCCAACAGGTATCAACTTGATTAGGAACGCCATTGCAACAAATTATGCCATGGGGCGCGATGAGTTGAGCACCTCTGTTGGTACTACGCTACGATTCCTCTCTGGCTTTGCCACTGATGCAGGTGCAACGCAGGCTCCTAACTTACCTGGTATAGGTAATACCAGGCGGATGCATTTCATCAGACGGTGTGCCACACTATTCCTTTCCCTGCGCTCTTTGACAGATGCGTTCTCCATGGAGAATAAGTTTAACATGTCACAGATCTCTGCTTATGAGGGCGAGCTCTTAACTTCGAACTTTGACATCGATCAAGTATGGCAGAGCAGGACACTGAGATCGTCTCTAATCGGTGAGAGGCGGCCGCTGCCCGAGTATTTAACCAACTTCGCATCTGGCCTAAGCGCAAAATTCAAATCATTCGGGTTCATCACAGAGTGGCCAAACGTCCCGGAGGGAGACAGAATTGACCTGCACGTTCCTAGCAACGAGACATTGGTGCCTGATCTGAATGCTGACAATAACTATGGCGACAAAAGCGAACTGGCATTGGTAAATTGGGTTTCTATTCACCCCGTCCTTGCCAAAGCATTGCACTTCAATAATGAAGCAACGATAGGGATGGTTTCCTGGGTTCCGGCATTTAACACAGCGTATGTTGATGGGGTCCAGCAACCTTGGGCAAATTGGGCTGTTCCAGCTGATATGGACAGACGTGGTATCTTAGGGTTGATGCGTATATATGGCACACTTGCCGGCTATAATTATCACATCAACATGAGCCTTGCCATCAACAGTATGCGTGGGTCTGCTCGTCTTGAGCACTATCAGATTATGCGTAGAGTTCTCAGCCGTCAAGTGCTACTCTCCGACGCTATGCCATACACTTACCAGAACAGCCTAGACATCCTCTGGTTCATTGATCCTGTGGTTGAGCCATTTTATGACGCTGGTTTTGACAGAGCAGGCAAACAACTGCTGTCATCACAAGGATACCGCCTAACAACATCAGACATCATCCCCTGGCACACAATAGCCGCCCCACGACCATCGTATCTCCCAGGGTTATCTATATTTGGGTTGGGCACAACTGAGTATCTGCACGGTGGTGACTATTATGCATTGCCTTTCGGAAAGAAGGCTGACGCATTCTACCCTGCCCGGCATAACGGCATCTCTCTGGGTGGATTAGTGACTGATGTTCGTAACCCAAACATCCCTGCCGGCTTTGCCCCTGTCACAGCACCACCAGCACCCGCTGTCAAACTGATCACAGACTTCTGCTACACACTAACACCCTTCGGTAACACACTCCACAATCTATACAACGGATGGACGAGGAATGGGATTAACTTGCTGAACTACTCGAGGTCTGTCAATGCCGACAGGATGGCGTGTATCCGGCCGCTGGAAATGCCATACCTGATTGAACGCGGTGAATCTCTGATCGCTGCGCCAGCCGTTGTCGGGATGAGGTATCGTAACAGCACGCTACCTGTCGGTCTCACAGCTACAGAACTTGCTCGTGCAGATTATGTGTCGTGGAATGACCGACCAGATAGGGCGACGGGCGTAAACTCAATTAATAAGTGGGGTACATCCTTAACCCGCAATCCACAATTCGCTAGTGCAGCTGAAGTTGACAACAACACTTGCCGTCTATATTCACCCTTTGGCCAATACAACCTTGTGCTTGGCGTTACAAATCCCAGTGCCGTCTGGAGCCGTATAGCTAGGATCGTTTATGTGCATCTGGACAAGTTTGTGCACAAGTACACCATCAATGCACCAATAATACAGATTACCAAGTTTGGTGTCACTAAGAGTGCTACGAAGATGGCCCCTTACGAAAAAGCTCAGTCACCTGCTGACAAAGTTGTACCAACACCTGCAGGACAACAGCGCACCAGCAGTACCACGAATGCAGCACCGCTGTTTTACATGCCAGGCGGCGTGCGTGCCATCGATGGGCCCAAAAAACCAGTTGGTGGTCGTGCCTTGCCCACACCACCCATCAGTGTTACTCCCCCAGGGCGTAGCGCTGCAAGTGAACTGCTCGCAAAGAGGCAGAAGGATTTGGACGCTAAAACACAGGCAATGCAGCTCGCTTCAGACGCAACTGATAAAGCATTGAAGGCGGTGGAAGAAGAGCAGGAGCGTGAGCGGAAGAAGGCAGAAACAGAACAATCTACAGCAGGTGCTAGTGCCTCAATCGCTGTTGAGGCTGCGGTGTTGCCCGATCTGCCACCACCTGTGAGTGATCCACTGCCTGCCCCCGTGGTGGCTAAAGAACCGGTGGAAGCGCTGCCCCCACCGTCACCGCCAGTAACACCTCCACCGCAGCATCGCCCTGTACCCATGCGACCAATTACGCTGCCCACGTCCAATCCACTCACACCGGACGGCAAGTTGGACATTGCAGCCCTGAACACCATGCCTGCCATGCGTCTCAACATGTCACCACTGGGCGCACCACATGCAACTAAGGCTTGGATGGCTCAACGTAACCAATTACACGCTACAGCAGCACTGACAGGCGGCAAGGTTTTTGACTGAGCCCTGGTCTCTCAGTCGGGCGACGGTTGAGCAGCTAATTGCTGAGCAGCCGCCGCCCGATTTTAACTTATACCCCTTAGATGATATGCGTCGCCTAATTAATGAGCTCACTGGTGGGGCTGAGTTTTGGGAACAATGTCTGGAACATAAATTAATGAGTTATGATGAATTTGGCTCCTTGTGTGATAAGTGGTTCGGTTTCCGACCTGATGCTTTCTTTACCGCTGCAGTCGAAGCTGCGGATTCAGAGGTGTTGGGTGAAGAGCTCATGGAAGCTGACATACATATCAGAGCACTAGAGAACATCTCAATGGGGCGGTCTGAGACCATTGATGCTATCCTTGATGGATCGCACCCACTGCATGTCGCTATTGACCACAGGTTCGTCGGACAGCATATTTATGATGAGACGTGTACGTTAGAACGTAAATATACCCCTAGAGGTGAGTTAATCTACCTTGATACCCCATCCCACTGGGATGTTGACCGATACCCTTTCACCACCAACGATGCCAATACCCTTAGAGATGGGCGAGCGGCGCTCTGCATCGTTCGTATACCCCGGCGTGACAGTGCACCACTGCCGTTGCCAACATTGTTTGCAACCAGCGCGAACGAGTGTAATCTTATTTTAAAACATATTGCCGATGGCCAGATCAAACGTGACATGCCCACTGGCTCTGAAGCTGCTGAGTACGCACCACTCTGCTTCGCTGCTGTCCCAAGTGGCGGTGGCAAATCCACATTGGCCAAGGAGGTGGATTGGGCTGTTGATATTGACCACTATGTCAGACAGAGTAGCATTGATCCTGCGCGCGGTGCACTCTTCACGAACGACATGTGGGCCAACAGATCGTTGGACGCAGGTACACAGCTTTGGGCTGCAAGAAAGGACATTGCTAACAAAGTCGTGTTGATTCATCACCCCTCGCAGGTACCGGCCATATGGCGTGACCGTCCCATCGCCGTATTCTTGCCACAGCAAGTGAGTGGTTTGCGTATGAATAAAATGAACATTGAGTCGCTCCGTGTGCTGCAAGGCTACCCCAAGTTTACATATAGGTATGCACAATTGAGGTCTCGCATCGCTGCTTTCGCCAGGGCAAGTTCAGTTATGTATGAATATCCTGTAGGCGATAGTACCGCCGAGCCGGAATCAGTTTTCCTCACTGATGTCGTTGAGGATGATTTCTATGTGCCGGACGATGCTAAGCAGTTCGCTCAGTCAGGGGAGCGTGAAAGAAAGAAGAATGCGCTGTATCGTGAGTCACCACCCCGGTCAATCTGGCTGCATGACGCCTTTGTCAGTACTGCAACGCTTGCTGTGACCAATACAAATTACCTCCTCCTTGACCAGCTGCTGCGCGAGTGGTATCCACACGGTGATCCTGGACTGCTGACCAGAACCCGTGTAGAACATCGGTTGTTGACCAAAATCATCAAGCGTGAGATTGAGCACTCACCGGCAAAGGTACGGTTGGTGGTTGCTGGTCTAGTTTCGTGTATGGGGCTGGGGATACAAGCACTTGCAGCACAGATTCTTTATGCCTTGTCATCCGATGATGCTGAGAGGGTGATGCTGCTACTATGGAGTGCTGGCCTCTCATGTCGGGGTGTTGGACACTACGCTAAGGCAGCCAAAGCATTGCACAACGCATTGCGACGGTCTGACACTGTGCCATCTTGGCTCAGGCCCATATGTGCTGATCATGATCTTTGGCTGTACCTTGATTGCCTGGCAGGTCGATTCAGCTCCGATGAGTTGGCTGCCGATAGCACTGTGGCTGAACGCACACAGTCTATTACACACTTGTATAAGCAGGCTGATGGCACTTTCTCCGCTGGTAAGTATACTGAGGGTGTCAACGATGTCTGGACAAGTCTTGCCGACAAATTTGTTGCCGGCCTCGACTCCACTCTCGCACAGTATGGTAATCTGGGTGTACCGATAACTCCTGAGGCTATCATGGCTGGGTTTATTCGGATGGGTGCATCTGGCAGTGCAAGCAGTGGCAAGGAGCAGCTCAAGCATCTCGACTTCGCCAAACCTCCTAATAAAAGGATGTGGTTAAACGAGCTGGCACCTGACCAATTGTTTGATTTTGCCAATTTCCCTGAGACCACTGAGACGACTTGTGTGATCAAGACTGAGTTGGGCAAGCTGCGTCAGCTCTTGCCTGGCCCTATCTGGCACTGGTTGGCTGAGACCCTAATCCTGGACGTTGGCGAGAAGCAGGTAAGCCGTGATACTGAACAGATCTATCTGGAAAAAGATGCTAAAGAACGTTGCTCACGCATGTTCCGTCGCCAGCAGGATGTTCTTGACGCCAGGGCACGTAAGGCTAACATCTGCGCAATTGACTATCGTGACTTCAACATCACACATAGCAAGAATGACATGCAGAACTTCTACCGCGCGATTGAGTCACGCCTGTCCGTTTACAGCAGCTCAAGCGCGGACAGCTCTGGTGCCACTGACTATGTCAATGCCCTTCGCGGAGCTTGTGATTACGTCGTTGAGCAGCTTGACAATCTGTTCGCAAGACTCGCTGGAGGCGATGGCACATTCCACAAACTGAACAGAGGGTTGTGGTCAGGGTGGAGATCCACAATGGCTATAAACATATTCTGCAACTATGCCTATGCCACACTCATCAACAACCAGGCATTGGATGGTCTTGGGCAGCAGCTATTGCTCCGGTTCGAGTCAATGGGTGATGACGTGCACAGTGTGACCGACTCGCTGACGAATTCACTCCTGGTATGCAAATTGCTCGCACTCAACGGGCACGAGTTACAAAGTGCTAAACAGCTCCTGGGCATTAAAGCCGAATTCTTGAGGATATCCTATCGATATGATAGCAGGCTGGATGCTGTTGTGGTGCGTGGCAGCCTTGCACGATCAGTGGGATCATACGTCTGCTCGGACATGCAATCACCGGAGGTGGTCAATAGCCCTGAGTTTGCCAAAGGATCTGCTAGCGCGTTGACAGTGCTGTGGCGCCGTGGTGCTGATAAGGACTTTTGTCAGCGTGTGGTGAAGGTTGTTGGATTGCACTTCACGTCTGTGAAGGTTAGTAGTGATGTCACAGTTTCACTTACTAATGCTGACTGGCTATACGTTGCTGAGCGTCAAGGCGGTTTGGGTCTCCCAGTGTTGGGTGAGCTGACTGAGGGTGTTAGCAATCCACTACCGGCCCTACCTGTCATTATGGGGCCTACTGAGCGTGCAGGATCAGTCAAGAACAACGGTGTATCATCACTCATGCACATTGCTACCACCATATTTGCTAAGGCTGGGTTCATGCCGGATGAGCTGGAGATGGTGAGGGATGATGCACAGAGGGCCGCACTTGCAGGGAATCTCGATGCTGAGACTCTGAGAGACTACAACTTAGAGCTCAAACAAGTCCAGGTTGAGTCTATTGAGAGATGGAACCATGCACCAGTCCCGCGCTACCAGAGGAGGTTTGAGTTGACGGGTGCTGAAAAAACAATCATCGATGAGATAGTGAGCGATTTCCGTAAATTGGACTACTTGGGTGTTAGGGCTATGGTAACTGTCGACATTGAAGAGATGGCTGAGAGTGCACTCGCTTCAGCCTTAGGTCTCCTAGGAACCAGTAGGAATATACTGACTTACGTAAGGGACATCGAGACAGGTAAGAGAATAGGTCCACTGGCTGCAATGGCAAGGTTGGCCAGTCCTGGTGAAGGGTGGGCTAAGTTGCTCGGTGCTGCAGTCAGTCTTTTCGGTGAACGATACGCGACCTGGGTACTACGTGGGCGCGAGCATGTACTGAATGACACTGGTGGGCTGTTACCTGCTGAGGTCAATCCACTGCTGAAAGGTGTGCACGCGGCCTTGACAACACGTATCATGCAGCGGGTGGGTGAGGATACCTTTTTCACCGACCCTGTGCTATTCACATCAGCAATCAACAGACACTTCATTGAGG